TCATGGATGTTCTGAACACTCTTGTTAATTAGCATGTGTCCCCCAGATAAAATCTGGTCAACAATCATGCCGTCCTTTTTCCGTGTTGGTTGATATGTTGCTTTCATCTTTCATTCCTCCTTATGCAAGCTCTTGTAGAACTCTAAGGGCGTCAGGTCGGACAACTCCGCCTGTAACCCTAGAACTTACCAAAATCCCGATTAATCCGGCTGTAGCATAGAGTTCTAAAAGTCTCTGAATTGTCATACCCTTTCTGTCAAGGATCCTGTAACCGGCCTTAAAGTCCCCAAAAATCCCGACATCGCACTCACTAGATGCGCCGAGTGGCCCGATAGTCTCTTGCGCTATAACTGGATATCCGCCAAATGAAGCTGGCTGGCCTGCCTGATTAGAAGGTTGCCACATATACCCACCGCCAACGCCGTCTTTTAACTTCCGGAGTGCTAGAATAGTAGTAGATGGGAACAGTAACTTTCCGTTTCTGCGATACTGAGCAGGAACCGCATAGATCAAGTCCAGGACGTCATTTGTCGCTATTACATCAGCGGCGACTGTTTTGACCCTTGTCAACGTGGTCCCGTTCAACATCCCTTCCGGTTGCTGGTTAGCATGACCTGTACCTGAAATATAGGCGGCTTCTTCGGCGTTTCCTTTTGCTCTGCTGAAGCTGTCAACGATGATAGACTCAAGAGAAACGTCCGTATCTGCGAGCTCGTCTTTCCCTACTTTTGCCATACCTTCAAGATCCTCTATCCACTGAAAATCCTCACTAGGAACCACATCTGTTTCAACCGGTTCGCCACCGAGCTCTAATTTGCCCCATCCCATCTGAACTTCAGTCAAACTTCTGCGCCTGAGCTTTTCCCTTGAAATTGGCCGGACAGTAGCCAGGGATCTAATAACATTGACAGCTGGAAGTTCCCGATAAATTTCATTCTCTACCTCTACGGGGATTAAGATCCTACCTGTATCATCAGAAACCAGCGCCTTTCTCTCGGCAATATACTTGCCGGCTGCGTCGTCAAGGATCAGTCCTCCGTTCCTCATGTAGTTAAAAAAGGCTGCCTTATACTCTACTTGGCCTGCCTTTACTTCCGCTGATTGTTTCCCTCCGGGGGTCTCGAGTGGAAGCCGGCTCATTTTGGTTTCGATTTCATCAACTCGTTTTTTTACCTCAGCTTCGGCTTTCAGGCTCTTTTCCTCATACTCTTTAAAATCGGCTTCGGTGGTCTTGCCCTTCAGGAACCCATCAAACTGAGTTCGCTGGTCTGTTATGAGTTTGTTGATCTTTTCGATATCTGCTTTTGCTTCAAGAGCTAGAGCTGTTTTTGCTTTTTCGATGGTTTCGTCTACTAATGCTTTTTTTTCTTCGTCTGTTAATTCCAATTTATTCCTCCTGTTTAATATTTCCGAGAGTTTTGATTGTAGATTCAAACAAGTGCTCTTGCGGCTTGTTTTCTGTCTCCAGTCCCTCGATAACTGATGAAAATATGCCTTTCTCTCCAGCCTTAGTGTCTTCCGACGGCTCAAGCTTTGTGAGAATGACAACAAGTGCTTCCGTAGCACTCTTTATCAATTTAAGATTAGCGGCCGATATCATTCTACCACTTTTCTCTTCAATTGTCTTATATTCTTTTAAAAATTCTATCGCTCCCTCTAATGGCTTTGAAGCGAGCTTCCCTTTTGGCTGCTGTTTTATAGCGCTTATCAGGGCGTCAGGATGAGCCTGGAATGTACAGGGTGAAATCTCATAGAGCTTAATTTCCTTCAGTCTCCTTGTTGATTTATCCCATAAATCTACTATCGTTTTGAACCCAAATGATAGCCCCTTAATCGCCTTCTGTTCCATTAAAGAATGCTTTTCCCTTGCCGATTGGACGTCCATATTGAGCTGTCCATTCACATGCAGCCCTTTGTTGTCCTGCTTAACCTCAACTATCCCAATAGGATCTGTTGGGTTGTGATACCAGAGCATAGGAAATTGTTTATTGTCTTTGATTGTCTTCGTAAACGCCCCGGGCTCTATGACCTCATTCAGAGCATCGTTCGTCCCGAATACCGCTGCATATCCCTCAAACGTACCCTCCTTAGATATTGCCTTAATCTCAAATGGGAAAGTTTTTTCTTCTAATTCCATCATATCCTCCTTAAACTATTACCACCAGAATTCCCTCTTTCTCTGGGTGTTCAAAAATCTTACCTAAATCTGAAACGATCTTAAATAGCACATTATATTTATGATTTTTAATCCCCTTCTGGATCGTCCAGTAAAAGGACTTGCCATCGGCTGCTATAACAACGACGCCCGTAGTCTCCAGTCCGTCATCCTCAGTTGGCGTTATCGTGCAGGTGACGGCTGATATTTTCTCAGTCTCATCTAAATCCGGGGCTGAATATACAAGCCCGATGGGAAATTTCCCGTTTACAGATTTCTCAACTATTGGTAGTCTCATCCTTCACCTCGCTCTCTAACCTCAAATATTCTTTCCCTCGATTTAACACCAAATATTCTTTCCCTCGATTTAACACCAAATATTCTTTCCCTCGATTTAACACCAAACAAGAGCGGAAAGAGCTGAGGGAGTAATAAAACCGCATCCGCTAAATGCTCATGGTCTGCGCTGTTTATATCCAATATATGTACCTTAATTAAATCGACACCATCGGCTGTATGGCTGTGCAGCGCATCCGCTACGATCAATGTCCATCCTGCGAATAACTCTATGACGTCAGATGTATGCGGATGCAAACTTTCCTGGACAATAAGTTGATGAGCCTGAGTCAATGCGATAGGATCTGAAGTGCTGGCATGGAGCGCCTCTGCTATTTCTAAGCTATGGGCCTGGAACAGCGCCACCGGATCAGAAGTATGAGCATGTAAGGCGTCTACAATTATAAGCGTATAGGCTTGAATCAGATCCAAAGCCTCGGTCGTATGAGGATGTGTTGACTCCTGAATTACAAGTTCCTGGGCTTGAAACAAGATGATAGGATCAATACTCTGAGTGTGAATCGTATCCGCAATTATCAGAGTATAGGCCTGAACTAAAGCTATGGCATCCGGAGAGTGACTATGCAGAGCGTCCGCCATTGCCAACGTGTAGGCCTGAATCAAGGATATAGCGTCTACTGATTGACCGTGAAGAGTCTCCGCTATATCTAGCGTGTGAGCCTGGAAAAGTGATATCGGATCGCTTGAGTGGTTATGCAAGATATCGGATATCACCAGGGCATAAGCTTGGATTAGCGAAAGTGGGTCACTAGAATGGTTATGTAAGATGTCGGATACTGCCAGAGTATAAGCCTGAATTAAAGTAAGTGGATCACTAGAATGGGGATGCAAAGCCTCGGCTATACTCAAAACTTGAGCCTGAAATAAATCTATGCCGGCTGATTCATGAGCATGTAGAGTATCCGCAATTGTAAGCCTAAGCCCAAAGGACAATTTAATAGAATCGTTAGAAATAGCATGTAGAGCATCAGCAATTATTAGAGTGTAGGCTTGAATTAAGCCTATATTATCCCCTGTATGCGAGTGCAATCCGCTCTCGATTATAAGTTGATGAGCTTGGAACAGCGCCACGGGATCTCCAGAATGTGAGTGCAGAGCTTCAGCTATCGCTAAAACATGGGCTTGAGTTAAAACTATGGGATCGCCGGAGTGTAAATGTACCGTATCAGCCACTACAAGCGTATAAAGTTGGTTAAGAGTGATGGGATCGCTGGAGTGGTCGTGAAGGGCTGCGGCCACTGCCAGGGTATGGGCCTGAAATAAGTCTATAGAATCGGATGAATGAGAATGGAGGGCTTCAGCAATGGCTAAAATATAAGCCTGGATTAGAGCTAAAGCATCGCTAGAGTGATCGTGCAATGAATCATCAATCGCTAGGGCATGGGCCTGGAACAAGGCAATGGGATCACTTGAATGGTCATGAAGGGTGTCATCTATGGCTATTTGATGAGCTTGAAATAACGCTATGGGATCGCCGGAGTGAGAATGAAGAGTATCTGCGATTACAAGTCTGAGGCCAAAAGCTAATGTAATTGGGTCGCTCTCGTGACCATGAAGAGCTGCGGCTATTTCTAAAGTATAGGCTTGAATCAGTGAAAAATCATCACTAGAATGATTATGTAAGGCTTCAGCAATTGCCAGAGTATGGGCCTGAGTCAGCGCAATAGCGCCTGATTCGTGATCGTGTAAAGCCCCAGCGATTGCTAATGTATACGCTTGGATTAGCGAGATGGCGTCCGACGCATGAGCGTGCAAAGCGTCATCTAAAGCTAGGGTATAAGCTTGGACTAAAGCAATCGCGCCTGACTCGTGGTTGTGAAGTCCAGCATTAATGACTAGGGTCTGCGCTTGGAATAGGGCTATGGGGTCTGACGCATGGCTATGTACAGCATCAGCAACAATCAGGGTTACTCTATCGGCATCTATGCCTAAGCTTTCATAATCGCTATCGTATGTAATAAAAGCTTCGGAGTCATTCACTAACAGACATTCATAATCAGCGCTATAGGTGATATATGTCTCACTGTCATCGATGAGTAGGCGCTCATAATCAGCGTCGTATGTTTCAACCATTATCGAGTGCCTTTATAAGAGGATTTATCATCCCCATGATTATCGCTTTAAAATATTCATAAGCTCCGATATCCGGAGCTGAACCTTTAGGCACTAATGTACCCCTGTAATCACTTTTCAATCCTACGGCAATCCCTGCGTCTATACAGGGGGAAGTTTTCTGAAGCGTAAAATCATCGCTTCCAGGGTCGGTCATGAGGGGGTCGGAATTAAGGTCTGTTCCAACTCCCGTTAGGGCGTTCCATGTAGCAAGGGTATCGCCACCGCTTGCATTCCAGAAATACCAATCTGAAGCCGAAGCAAGATAAATATTATTAGTAATATCTAATGTTTGGTCATAAACATATTCATCTACGTATATTGCGTATGTGTTTGCTTCAGTAGCCACCGCAATATTATTTTTACACTCAATATCATTTGAAGTTTCGTCTCCGTTTCCTGTAATTCTTATTTCTCCCCTGGCAGCCACCAATTCTCCCGAACTGTCCTGGTTGTTACCATAAGAAACGTTATTGTAATACTTATTGTGATTGTTTCCGTAATTCGTGAAGCCAGCAGCATCATTATTATATGCTATATTGTAATAAAACTCGTTATAATCACACCATCTATCCGCTTCAAAGCCAGAGCCTTCAAACCCAGCACTTATCTGATTATAAACTATGTTGTATCGTATAATATTATGGTCTCCATCCCCCGCATCTGAAGCAGGTGAATAAATAAAAATGCCAACATATTCTTTACCCACTTCATCATTATGACCATTATCATAGACAGTATTATTCTCTATAATATGGTAATTTCCTCGGACACTAATGCCACCTCCATAATTATCATAACTCGTGTTATTAGAAATATAACTTTCAGTACCACTCCCGCTGTATTTGTCGTGAGCCACTATTCCATAGGACAAATTATCATGACTGGAATTATTGGTAATATAGTTTTTTCCTCCCGCTCCAACCGTAGCATTAATAAAAATCCCATAATAAAATCCCCAAGATACTTCCGAATTTGTTATGGTTACACCGGTTTCTGCTTCTTCAACAGCAATAACGTGGCCATCAGATTTTGTACAGTTAAGGCCATCAACTGTGTAGTAACTTTTATTCCATGAATAAATAGCGAAATTCCTTTGAGTGGCTTCTATAACAACCGCACCGTCAGGGTCTTCTTCATAATAAATGTAAAGCACCTCGGAATCCCAAAACCAATCAAACTCAGCATCGCAAGCACCGGCAGATGCTTGGTTTGTTCCCCTTGTATCATCAAAAAATACCTGATTCGGCTCAGTAGTAAGGGTAGCTTTCCAAACATTTGCTGCTCCTGAATAAACCTCAATCTTTGTAGTGCAGTAATTTTGGTCAGCAATAGGTGCTAAACTAGCATCCTGGACCATAGTATCATCGCCAGCAGCATCGTAATACATCCCCATACCAGTAGAACTGAACCTAACGTATTGTCTACTTGCCATATAATAATGAATCCCATGTCGTTTTGTTTTATCAAAATCAAACGTAACCTCATCACTAACCGCAGTTGTTCCTTCTTCAACAGTAGCGCCATCCCCTCCTCCATCATCTGTCCATGTAACTCTAGTCGGGGTTACATCATAAACATCATCCGTGGTCATTACGCTAATAGAACAGCCATCAAATGTCCATGCCCCACCGATCCCAGCCTCAACGGTAATCCGAATTTTCGTCCCATCAACGCTTCCTGCATTAGCATCCAAGATATTTCGGTAATTCCGAATTCCTACTGTGCCAAAGTAATTGACCACTACTTGAGTCCAAGTTGTTTGCCAACTACTATATTCTGACCACGTTTCAACTATATCACTACCATTAATAATCGGGTCTGCACCACTTCCGTAAGCCTGAATTGTTATCGGGTGTGCCGCTGAACCAGATGTTCCAACCGTCATTAATTCTCGCCAAGTTACGGTCTTCTTTAGATTTATCGTTACATCTTCATCGCCAGCCACAGCATCGAATACAGAGTTGTCCCCGCCTGTAGTCCAGTTGATATCAGCTAAAGCAGTTAAGGGGTCAGCTTCAGAGCCTACTCCACCCGTAGCACCATCAATATAAATATTGGGAAAATCTCCGTGGTCCGCCCCTCCCCCGCCTGGAGACATAGCCAGCAATAGCAGGATTGGGATAAGATATAGTAATTTCTTAATCATATTAACCTCCCATTTATGGCAACCTGAATGTCAAGGCTACGGATAAGCCAAGGGGGGCTGTTCCTGAATGGATAGCATCTACGTCCACGTAAATTTGATCCCCTGTATTTACATCATCGTTAGCCGCATCTATAGCCTCATCGCTGGCAAAATATTCATCTCCGATTGTTATTGCTGTGTCTAGCATATCCACATCAGCGCCAGCTCGCCTCCGCCTTATCTGAATATCAGTCGTATCGGTGATTCCTTTTGTATGGACTGAAGCGATCACATCAACTAAATTCATCCCATTCATTGTCGCCGGGATCGTATAGGCCACCGCTCCATCGGCAACGACTACAGACACACCCGCCTCAAATAAGCCCAGACAGAATATCCGGCTTGCAACCTGATTTTCTAATCTACCCCATGTGGCCCCGCCATAAATATAAAGGGTATTTTCGTCGTCTACATAGACAGTCATCCCTTCTTTCGCGTCAAAAAAATCCCAGTCTACGCCGTTATATTGGGCTATGCCTCCGTCCTCGCCGCTCCAGTCTCCAGTCGCACCTGCTCCTACAATATATCTATCTCCCTTTGACTCTCCGCCCGGAGGCGCTGTCAAATCCTTGTCTATGACCGGCGGCTGCCAGACAAATTTTGAAATTACTGGCACTTGGTGAATTGCCATTTCTCTCTCCTATACTGTCATTATGTTGGATCAGCAATCTCGATATCCCATGCGGGGATTGTTACGGTATTGGCGGCTACTAAAGCCTGCTCTGTACAGGTTGTAACATACATCAGCAAGGTATTTCCTACGTCGCATAATGCCACGTGATCGGCTGCGCCTGAAAAATCAACCGTCATGGCCGCTTCCTCATCCACAGTAGTTTTTCGGCCGTTTGCGTCTCCCTCTGCTGGGCCTGTAAAGCTCGGGACGGCGTTGGCCAGCGCTTTTCCTGCGCCTGTGCCTTTGTCTGAATGTGCGTGCTCATACGTGGTAGGAGCTCCTTCACAGACAGTGATATAATCCGCGTTGTCTTCGATATACTGCAAAGCAGCGTCTAAAACTTCATCACATACTAATTTACCCATTTTGGGCCTCCTGTTTTTCCTTTATTTTCTTATCAATGCGCTTGTATAGATCCCTGACGTCAATCCGTCCATTCTGGACCTCAAGCACGTGATTATACGGCTTGGGATTCTGTTTTTTCTTTTCTCTTGCCATTTATATCCTCCTTATCCTTGAACCCAACGAGCATTCACAATGCGGATGCGCCGTCGGATGTTCATCTCCGCTCGGGAAAGTATCGTCTAAGGCGATAAAACCTACCGCCTCATTTGCCAGGCAATCATCGCATGGATCCGCCCCTCCAGCTATCCAGCTCTTCTCCGGGACCCCCGGCAACCAGCCGTCCGAGGCGGCATGTTTAAGCGAGTCCAGATGCCCGAAATTAAAGCTATCCGATAACTCTGTTCTCGCTATTCGTGCGGCCCTGTTTTTATGTAGAAATTTCGCATAGGTAGCAACCTGGCTGTTAATCGTCGCAGGCGGGATCCCGGCCTCAGTCAGCGTAGCTATTGTCCTTGCTACGGCCATCGCTTCCCTTTTCGTCAGCCCTACAACCGGCCTGATCCTCTGTGCCAGGACATAAGGACTTGTCACCTGGAATGCGATCTGATCTTGTAATAAAGCTTGAACAGATCCCATCTGAGCGGTCGTTAAATCCACAATCAGCTTTCCCCCTTGACTATCTACCCAGGCTTTAACGCTTGTCATTGTCGTATCAAAGTCGAATTGCTTAACCTGTAGCCGATTAACCTTATCCGCTACAGCGTCGCCTGACTCTGAAATGCTCTTGACCCATGCTGTTGTTATCGTAGTGCGCACAAATTCCCTTATTTTTTTACTCCAGGCATCTCTCCACGTCTTCGTGATCTTCCCGGTCTCCAGCGCTTTCCTTGTTTCATCAACCGTCACTATCTCGGATGATTCCTTCCATAGCTTTTTTACTGGCCCCGATATGCTCGATTCCTTCTCGTTCAGATATCTCCGCAGCTTAAGTGCAAATGTCCGGTCTGTCAGGATGATATCTTTCGCCTTCGTTTCTATGAGCATTTACTCCTCACTAATATTTCCGCTTATGTCTGAAAATGGGATCAAGTTTGCCGGTACCAATATCACATCCCCGGCCTTCCCTATCTCGTCATCTCCGGTCGCTATCCTGCGTTCATTAATCGTCCTCCACCAGGCCTTTCCTTGCCGCTCGTAAACCGCACTCAATTCCTCTCTAATAGCATCTATCGAATTCTTGTCATAACTCAACTGGAGATTATCTCCAAATGCCGGAGTGAGCCAGTTATTTAGTTCGTCCTGCAGGAAGTCAAGATCCGGTAAAACCGCCTCGATATACAAGGCTTTTCTCGCTTCCTTATAATTACTGTAAGTCTTATTCTCAGAGTCGCCGATTAGCTCCGGCGATATATTGAAAATAGAGCAAATTTTCCTTGAATTGACTTTATCCGTACCGATCCCGTCCATATCTTTTGGATTTATAGCCCACGGCTGCCATTTAACGCCACCTTCTAATACCAGAGGCTTGCCTGCGTTCCGATAGCCAGTCATTTTCTCTTCAAGTGTCTTCTCAAGCCCTCCCCTCTGTTCATCACTCAATGCCCCCTCAACGATTAACGCGCCAGGGGGTCGACAGTCGTTCTGGAGGAGTTTCATATTCCACTCTCTGTTCATGCTTAAGGTATCTATTTCCTTTGACGCCACCGTTATTGGGCTTAATCCATACCAGTCATCAAGCGGGGAGAAGGATTTGAGATGGAGTATTTCCTCAAATTTGAAATCTCTTTTCTCTCCACCGACTGTATATCGATAACCCCTGATTGGCTCAAACGCATTCCCGGTCAATATCTTCATTCTGTCTGGCCGAATAGAATACATTTCCGCCGGTGGTCCCTGCTCAGGCCCGACCCGTGTCATATAGCTGTTACCGGAAATGAGGTAAAATGCCATCGTTTTCATCCTGAAGGCAAATCCGCCTTCCTGCGGATTAGGCCGGTTCATCAAGTCTAAAAGAGGATGCCCGTCTATCTCAACTTTCTTTGCGCCCTTTGAAACTGGCGTCTTAAACAGCTTCCAGGGTACGCCGGCGCCACTGCCCGCCCTTTCATTTACACAGGCAAACACAGTACAGCAATTCTCATAACCGGCTTTGGTTATGTTGGCGATATCCTTCTTTGTCCAAGCCGGATTGCCTCCAAACATAGTTGCCAGAATCGTCTTGTAAGCTGGATTCGATTTCTTCTTAAATGGCCACATTGGTTTCACCAGACCTTCCAAGGAGCTCTTCGCTTGCAATGAGTATAAATGCCATATCGAATAGCGGCCATAGCATGATTATTAAAATCTATTGGTTTAGAGATTGAGCCCCCATCCTT